AAGGCGGTATTGCTGTTACCCCCCCTCCTTGATAGGAGTAATGGTAACAGCCTAGGTTCACGGACTAGACCCGTTGAGCGTGAACGAATGGTACTAGTATGAGGATCTCATAACTATGACTTAACCAAAATGCAACTGCGCCTCGTCCCTACTTCTTTCGAAGTACAGATTTAAGCGCTTTACATTATTGGCTAGCTTCCTTACGTGCTCTTGCTTACGTCAGTCAATAGTTGATTGACCTAAGTAAACCACTAATGAACCTAGGTTATAGATGTCTTCTCAACTGCCCGTTCGGTAAGCACCAACGGGGTCAATTGAAGAAGATTCTTCAATGGCCCTCTCGAAAGAGAGTCCATAGATCCAGAACCCAGGCCCAAACAATTTAAGGGTGAATTCTAGCACCCTCAATGGTCAACTTCTACAGGAGTACGTCCTTCATCAATTCTGATAGAAGTACGTTGCCTCCTCTTGAAGTTTAATCAAGCCTTTCCGGTAATCCTCTAATTGAATCTCCAATAAGGAGTTTCAAAGAGAATATTGGAAAAGGGGTAAGTTGCTAGCAGAAGAGAAAGCTCAAAGGATTGCGTTTGCATCCCTTTGACTCTTTTGCAGTCAGCTACCTAACCCTAAGGCCGATCATAAAATTAACTGTAACAAATCAAGATTTTTTCTTGAAATGCTACTAGTTAATTCTAGAAGGGCTTTTGTGTCAAGTAACTCTAGACGAAAGAGTTCAGACAGTAAGGGCGCCAGGAAGGTTTTACTTCTACAGGCCTGGAGTATTAATCCAGGACCTATAGGTGAGTAATTCACTCCCAAGCCTTTTCACTTCTTAGCAAATTCAGCTATATCTTTCGATACAACTGATTTTGACATGTTAATACTGACTCCTAAGTCAGACATAACAACTAAGTAGTTAGAGGCTACCGCATCATTAGCTATGACAACGTCATCTCCCAGTACAGCATAACTTCTAAAGTCATGTATACCCGCCTGAAGGGCGGCATACCTTATTATGGTATGGTGGGTCAATGCGAGCATGGCGAAAGATGAGTAAGCACCCATTGGCTGCCCGACGGTATATTTAACATAACGACCATTGTAAAAGTACTTCATTGATTTAATCAAATTAAATCAAATGGTACCCAATACAGGGTTGAGATGATTAATTATATCCCTCTGGACGTCTAGTGGAAGCCTGTCCGTTGCTGCAGATAAATCAAAACTATAGAACGTTTGATCTTTCGGCGTCCTCTTGATCAAAAGATCGAGGGGAGCCTCTTGATTAAACGTTCCGTCTTGAGGTATCCGCTTTAACAGAGCAAACAAGCCATCATGCAAAGGCCGTAATGAAGCTTGGATCCACCAGTTGGTTATTGCAACCACTCTGGCTTTTCCAGCAACATCACGAACCACTGCTAGCTTACCTAAATGAAGTTTCTTCAAGTCTTTAAATAGTAAAAATACTAAATAAAGAGGAGAAGCTATAACATTGAGGGCTAGAATTCATAATACAAGAAAGAGATTGCCACACTTTCAATTATACAGAAATAAGTACCATAAGGTACGAGGTTCGTGTATAAAGGCAAGTGCGTCAATCGAAGCAGACCAAGCTGATTTAACAGCATTGGGACCTGCACTTTCTAGCATTATTAACCTAGCATTGCTTAGTTTCACTGTGGTAGATATCCCTAATAAGTCATAAAGCGCTAGATTTACAGGAAAAGTAACTAACTTTCCTGCAAAGGACTTTGTAATAGTCCCTAAGTCTGGCTTAACTTTATAGTCTATTAGACGATAAATACAAAGCAGAGTAAGGAGGGTGACCACCAACATACGTTCAGTACCAAGATTATTTCTAATCTTGGAACTTATTATATGAGGGATCCCACGTCAGTCTCTGGAAACTAATATTCCGTTTCCGGAATATTTCGCTTCCCCTTGACCAGCTAGATAACGTATTAAAAGTCTAACACACTCTTTAAGATAAAGGTGTGTAAACTTTTTACCAGATTTCTGTAAAAGAAATTTGATACGATTTCTAGTGAAGTTAAGAGGTTCCTCATACTCTCCCATTCGTAATACCCAAATAACAGTGGCAAAGTAGCGATTGATCTCATAAGATTTCAATCACACTTTGGACTGTTGTTTACGGCGAGACACGAATCTGTGGATTTGAGTATAGAAATTATGTTTCATAGTTTTTATATTTAAGTCCCTCTTTGTGGATAACGCCTTCCTGCAATTGCTGAAGAGTTTCCTCTCCAGGCGCCTGTCGAGACCTTTGTTAAGGGTCTCTATCAGGTTAATGGCAGTTGGGATCTCCGTACAATTCCTGTACGTGCGCGACGTTTTGGCTACACGCCAGACGCTGTGCAAGAAAGCGATAACAGTTAGTGTTGTTATACCACAGGAGTTTTAGCAGACAGTGTCCACCGTACTACCAAACCAAACAGGTATCCCGCTTTCCTAAGGCGGGTGTCTGATTTGGAAGACTGCACTGATAGATCTGACTGATATCAGAACTAATAGTGGGTGGGGCTCATACAGTCATACCTCTTGCGTCCAAGCAGTTGCCTGACAACAAAAGGTGTGCCCTTTGACAAGGGC